GATATACCTGAAGCCCAACAGGTCGTTTGGGTGCATGATGAAATACAGGTTGAGTGTCTTGAAAAAGATGCAGAGACCGTTGGTAGGTTAGCTGTCAAAGCAATACAATGTACTGGCGAACACTTCCAATTAAGACTACCTTTAACAGGAGAATATAAAATAGGAAATGATTGGAGTGGAACACATTAATGAATAAGAAATTTGATAAAGATTTAAAGTACGGACAGGAGAGAGAAAACAGAATTGTATCTATTCTTGATAAAGACAAAACCAAAATGGAAGTCAAAACAGAAAGAGACTGGTGGTTTAAAACTAATAACATTGCAATAGAAGTAGAATGTTATGGTAAACCATCTGGTATCATGGCAACTGAGGCTGACTACTGGGTTCATATATTAGCCAACGGTGATAAAGATTATTGTCGTTTAATATTTGATACTAAAACTGTAAAAAAATTGGCAAAAAAATATATCAAGAATATTAAAAGCGGCGGTGATGGTAATAGAAGTAGATTTGTTCTAGTGCCTCTTGCTGAATTATTTTTAAAAAAGAACATAGGATAATATTATGAGTGATAAACTAAAAGGTAGAAAAGTAATATTGATTGATGGTGATATTTTATTATATCAGATTGCAGTCAATAACGAAGTAGATACTCATTGGGGTGATGGTCTTTGGACATTACATTGTGATGAGAATAAATGTAAAGCAGACGTAGATGCAGTGATAGATGACTTAGGTTCTACATTCAGTGCAGATGATTATGTTGTTGCATTAACAGATAAGAACAACTTTAGAAAAGATGTCTTACCTTCTTACAAAGATAACAGAAGACAGAAGCGTAAGCCAATGACATTAAAAGCATTGCGTGAGTATGTTATGAAAAAACATAATGGTGTAATGTGGGCTAACTTAGAAGCTGATGATGTGTTAGGTATCATGGCAACTGAGCCAACTAATGAAGAAAGAATTGTAGTTAGTATAGATAAAGATTTACGAACAGTACCATGTAACTTATCTGCTGACGGTTTAAATGTAGAACAGATACCACCAAGAATGGCTGACTATAACTTTATGATACAGACATTAACTGGTGATAAAGTTGATGGCTATGACGGCATTGATGGTGTTGGTGTAGTTACTGCAAATAAACTTATACAAAAATATACTAATGTTCCATTAAAAGACTTATGGAAAATAGTAAAAGGTATATACAAAGATAAAGGTTACACTGCTAAAGAAGCACTAGCTCAAGCTAGAGTTGCTAGAATACTAAGGCATGGTGACTACAACAAAAAAACAGGTAAGGTAAAGTTATGGCAGATAAGATAGACCCAATAAAAAATCCACCACACTATACTAATAAAGAGATAGAACCTATTGATTATATTATAGGTAATGGTCTCACGTACTGCGAAGGAAATGTTGTAAAATACATAACACGTTGGCGTAGTAAAGGTGGCGTTGATGATTTAAAAAAAGCAAAAGTATACATTGATTTTATTATAGAAAAAGAAGGTGTAACTAAAATCAGCGATAAATAATGGAACACAAACACATAATCATTAGGGCAGAAGTAAACAAGCCACCACAAGATATACGTAAAGTAAAAAAGTGGTTGCGTAAATTAGTTAAAGCAATAGGTATGCGTCCTCTTGGACGACCTACTGCTGTCTATGTAGATACAGAAAACAATAAAGGTATTACTGCTGTCCAATGTATTGAAACATCACACATAGCTTTACATTGTTGGGACGAAGTATCTCCTGCAATAGTACAGCTAGATGTTTATACATGTGGTAGTCTTGATAAAGAAATTGTTTTACTATTTTTAGATGACTTTGAACCAATTAAAGTTGACCACGCTATAATAGATAGAGCAGAATTTATAGACATATTAAAAAAGAAAGAAAGAAGTATATTATGATAAACTATGACAGAGACGCATTGCTTACTGATTTTGGTAAGACAACATTAAAAGATAGATACCTATTACCTACAGAAGATTCACCGCAAGATGGATTTCTTAGAGCGGCTAAAGCATTTTCAGATAATGATGAAATGGCTGAACGTATTTATTCTTATGCTTCTAAGTTATGGTTTATGTACTCTACACCTGTTTTGTCTAACGCAGGAAGTAAAAGGGGTATGCCTATTTCATGCTTCTTAAATTATGTAGGTGATAGTAGAGAAGGATTGACAGGACACTATACAGAAAATGCTTGGTTAGCTTCTGTTGGTGGTGGTATTGGTGGCTACTGGGGACACGTAAGAAGTGATGGTACTATGACATCTGGTGGTTCACAATCATCAGGTTCTATTCCATTCTTGCACGTAGTAGACTCAGAGATACTTGCATTTTCTCAAGGCAAAACAAGACGTGGTAGCTATGCGGCATACATGGATATATCACACCCAGAAATTATAGAATTTATTGAAATGAGAAAACCTAGTGGTGGTGACGTGCATAGAAAATGTCTTAACTTACATCATGGTGTAAACATTAGTAATGAGTTTATGCAACTAATAGATAACTGTATAAAAGAACCTACGTATGATGATAGTTGGAATCTAATAGACCCACACACAAAAAAAATTGTACGTACTGTATCTGCTAGAGAGTTATGGCAAAAGATTTTAGAAACTAGAGTAGCAACAGGAGAACCTTATGTTTCTTTTATTGATACTATTAATGATGCGTTACCTGAAACACAAAAGAAATTAGGTTTAGAAGTACATCATTCTAATTTATGTACTGAGATTACTTTACCAACAAGTGACAATAGAACAGCAGTGTGTTGTTTGTCTTCTGTAAATTTAGAAAAGTATGATGAGTGGAAGAATGACACATTATTTATACCAGATTTAATTAGATTTTTAGATAATGTGTTACAATATTTTATTGACTATGCACCTGAAGAATTATTTAGAGCTAGATTTAGTGCAAACAATGAAAGAAGTTTAGGTTTAGGAGCTATGGGTTTTCATGCTTACTTACAATCTAAAGGTATTCCGTTTGAATCTGTATTAGCTAAGTCATTAAATTTAAAAATATTTAAAAAAATAAAAGAACAAGCAGTAGAAGAGTCTAAAAGACTAGCAATTAAAAGAGGTGAAGCACCTGACATGGAAGGTACTGGTATGCGTAATGCACACTTGTTAGCTATAGCACCTAACGCTTCGTCTTCTATTATTTGTGGCACTACTTCACCTTCAGTAGAACCATATAGAGCAAATGCCTATGTGCAAAAAACAATGTCAGGTTCGTTTTTAGTTAAGAATAAGTATTTAGAAAAATTATTAGAGAAGAAAGGAATTAATAATGATACTACTTGGACTTCAATTCTTGCCAATCGTGGCTCAGTTTTGCATATAAAAGAATTATCTGATTACGAAAAAGATACTTTTAAAACTGCTATTGAGATTAACCAACAATGGGTAATAGAACATGCGGCAGACAGACAACAATATATTTGTCAAGGACAATCTATAAATGTGTTTGTACCTGCTGACGTAAATGTAAAAGAGCTACATGATATACACATGTTAGCTTGGAAACGTAAACTAAAAACACTATACTACTGTCGTTCAGAAGCTATTAAACGTGCAGAGTTAGTGTCTAAAAAAATAGAAAGAACAATTATACCTGAAGCTGATTGTTTATCATGTGAGGGATAATGACAGATAGCAGTATATTTGACCACATAGACAAGCCAAGACGTAAGCGTTGTAATTGTAACTGTAAAAAGAAACAACAAAAACAAACAGTTTTATGGACTGTTTATCATACAATTTTGGCAGTAGAATTATTAGCAATAATAATAATAGAAGGGATAGAATTATTTTATGGGCTTTAAAGACTATAAGATTAGAGATGGCGTACACATTCCTAGTGAAGCATACAGAAAAAATTATGATGCTATCTTTAAAAAGAAAAAATGTAAAACACACACAAAAGAAAAAGAAAACAATAATGAGTGTTGTCACTCAGAAGAAGAACAATATTTAAAGGAGTTAGAAAAAAAATTATGAGTTTATTTAAAGAACGTATACACTACAAACCATTTGATTATGAGTGGGCTTTTGAATCTTATGACATGCAACAAAAAATGCACTGGCTACCTAGTGAAGTACCATTGCATGAAGATGTAAGAGACTGGAACGAAAGACTTACAGTAGAAGAAAAAAATTTAATATCACAAATACTTAAATTCTTTACTCAAGGTGATGTAGATATAGCTCAAGCATATTTAGATAAATACATACCTAAATTTAAACCACCAGAAGTAAGAATGATGTTGTCTGCTTTTGCTACAAGTGAAGCTAATCATGCACATAGTTATTCATTACTTAATGATACTATTGGTTTACCTGATAAAGAGTACAAAGCATTTCAAGAATACAAAGAAATGTCTGATAAACATAACTATTTATTTGAAAGTAAAGGTAAAGGATTAGAAGGATTAGCTAGAGAGATGGCTTGTTTTTCTGCATTTGGTGAAGGCTTACAGTTGTTTGCTTCGTTTGTTATGCTACTAAACTTTCAAAGATATGGTAGAATGAAGGGCATGTGTCAAATAGTTACATGGTCTATAAGAGATGAAACGCATCACGTAGATGGTATGATTAAATTATTTCATCAATTAATAAAAGAAAATCCTAATATTTGGACAGAAAAATTTAAGAAAAGTATATATCAAACAGCTAGAGATATGGTAGATTTAGAAGATAGATTTATTGATTTAGCATTTAGCATGGGTGGTATAAGAGGATTAAAAGCAGAAGAAGTTAAACAATATATTAGATATATAGCTGATAGAAGATTGTTACAATTATCATTAAAACCTAATTATGGTGTAAAACATAACCCTCTAGGTTGGTTAGATTGGGTATTAAATGGTGTAGAACATGCTAATTTCTTTGAAAACAGGGCAACAGAATACAACAAAGGTACAGTAACAGGAGACCTTTGGAAGTAAAGTTCCCTTTTTAGACGAATAAAACTATGGAAGATTTAACATTACCAAGTAACGTAGATGATTTAGTGAAACTATTAAATGAGACGTTTCCTGAAAAATCACCTGAATTAAAAGACGATACTAAGACTATTTATTTTAAAGCAGGACAACGTGATGTTGTAAACTTTATTAATAACTTAAAAGAGAGAACGGAGAAATAACTTATGTGTATGTCAAGACCAAAAGTACCAGAAACAAAAGTAGCTCCTGCTCCTGTAGCACAACAATCAAATATGGGTGAAGATTTAGCACCTACATTGATAACTGCTGACGAGCAAGATGCAAAAAAGAAAAAGAAAAAAGTTAAAAAATCAGGAACAAGTGCACTAAACACTTCATCAGGAGTAAATGTAGCAACTGGTTCTGGTTTGAATGTTTCTTAATAAATGGAATACATGGATAACAATTTTACACAAGGTACAGCAAAACAGCGTTATTCAAAATTAAAACAACATAGAGAACATTTTTTAGATAGAGCAGAAGAGTGCAGTGAAATAACTATTCCGTCTCTTATACAACCAGAAGGTTTTACACAAACTTCAGATTTATATAACCCCTTTCAATCAGTAGGAGCTAGGGGTGTCAACAATTTAGCTTCTAAATTATTACTATTATTACTTCCACCAAACTCCCCATTTTTTAGATTATCAATAGCAGGAAAAGCAAAACAAGAATTAGACCAAAACAAAGAAATAAAAACTGATGTTGAAAAATCTTTGTCTGTTATTGAAAGAGAAGTGTCAAGTAAAATAGAACAATTAGCATTAAGAGTATCTGTATTTGAAGCATTAAAACATTTAATTGTTGCAGGTAATGTACTTACTTATTTACCAAAAAAAGGTAGCATGAGAGTATTTCCATTAACTCAATATGTATGTCAAAGAGATAGTTCAGGAAATGTATGTGAAATTATTGTGCAAGAAAAAATGAGTGTAATGGCATTAGAAAAAGATGTTGCCGCACAAATAATGACTGACCCTAATTATAAAAAAGATGAAGAAGTAGAATTATATACACACGTTTATAAATTAC